GCTGCTAAAGAAAAGGGATTTGAAAATATAAGAATACTTATAATTGGATCGCCTGGTAGTGGAAAGACTTATAGTTTGCAAACACTAGTTAATCATGGAGATAAGAATGAGAACACTAAAAGTTAAAACAGGGGGAACTGGAACAAAGTTTTCCGCAGGTTGGCATACTTTAACTGCCGCTAAAGCTCAGTATGGTGAATGGAATGGGACTAAATACATTGATGTATGGTTTCAAGATTATCCAGAATCTATTAATCTGAGAGTATATGCTAAAGCAGGCAAAGATGGTGAAGAATTTGCTATAGGTAGATTATTCAGATTTGCTAATGCTGGCATAATGGAAGTTGCTAAATCAGAAAATGGTGAAGCAATTGTTAAATTAAATGATGATGCAACATCTTTGGTAGGAAAAGAAATGAATGTTTTCTTCTATAAAGATGGTGATTATTATAGAATCCTAGGCAATACAGCTCCAACAGTATTCACAAATGAACTCGAAGAGTTTAATGAAGCTGATGTTGAATATTGGAAAGGAACAGCCCAGAAGTATTATGACAATTATATTGCCAATAGTTCTTCTAATGGCACAGGAACTAGCTTTGTAGCCTCCGATAGTGAAACTACCGTTACGACAGACATACCGTTTTAAGTAACTAGTTAACTATCGTTATAGGGGGTAAGTAACTTTTATGAACGGGGCTTACCCCCTATTTAATTGGAGGATACAATGATCAAAGAATTTGCCTTTGGCACGCACAACAGGCATCACTTTCAAGATGCTAACAAAATGGGAGATTGGGAAGGTGTAGATAGTGATACCTTTGTATCTCTATATGATTACGATGAACATGTTGCAGAATATTGTGATTCTAAAAACTCACTATCAGGTTACGATGGTCTTATATATATGCCAGATGAATTTATTCTGGATGTAGATGGAAGCTCACCTCTAAAAGCTCAAGAATATACCAAAGCACTTATTGTTATGCTTAAAGATTTAGATGTTCCTTATCAGATATACTTTTCTGGTACTGGATTTCACGTTGGTATACCTAGCACAGCATTTAGATGGAAACCATCAAAGAATCTACACTTAAATGTTAAGGATGCATTAACAAATGCTGGAATTTTTGAATATGCTGATCCATCTGTTACAGATAAAACACGAATTATAAGACTTATAAATACAAAGAATACTAAATCAGGATTATGGAAGATTAGAATAGCAGAAAAGCTTTTACATGAAGATATAGATAATATACTATCAAAAGCTAAAATACCTGGTAAAGGTACTACTGATATTGATATGGACTGCAATCCAGTATTTGATGTATTAGAACGGAGTAATAAGAATGATACTAATGAAGTTGTATCATTTGGAAGAACTCCTGATCCAGTTAATTATCCCTGTATACAGAAGATGTTAGCTGGTACGTCATTTGGCAACAGACATATGGTTGCATTAAGACTATCATCGTGGTTAAGATGGTTATACCCAGAAGATACAGTTAGATTATTAATGGAAGAATGGAGAAAGAAAGTCGATCGTCCTGATAAACCATTAAAACAGGATGAAATGACTAGATTAGTGGAGGGTTGTTACACTGGCCATGGAGGTCAAGGCTATAGATATGGTTGTAACGATCCAGTTATGGATAAATTCTGTAGTAATACATGTAAATTGTATAAAGCTAAGAAATCTCAAGATGTACTAAGTCCAATAGATATGGAAAAGATATTGATGGACTTTTATGCGTCTGATTTAAAGCCTGTAAATATAGGAGAACTATATGGTCAGGACTTTCCTATTTATCCTGGTGAAGTAGTTATATTACAAGCTCCACCTGCATCTATGAAAACTATGTTATTACAAAACTGGATAACTCAACTCAAAAGACCAACATATTTTATGGAGATGGAAATGTCTCCAAGACAAATATGGTCTAGATTTATTATGATAGAGAATGATTGGACTGAAGAAGACTTAAAGAATCATTACAGACAAATGCGTAATGGTATGGATGAAAAGTTTAAGTATTTAACAGTAGATTATTCTCCACCTCATACTAATGAACTTGAGAAAAGAGTTATGATGTTACCTGTAAAACCTGAGATAGTAGTTGTAGATCATATGGGATTATTTAAAAGTAGACAAAGAGATGCTAACATGAAGGTCGAAGAAGCATCACAATGTTTAATGGAACTAGCCGTTAAGCATAATATGATAGTATTTGCTGTAAGTGAAGTTAATAAAATGGCAATGAAAGAAGGAATGAATATAGCCTCATCAAGAGGTTCATTCAGGATAGCTTATAATGCTAATAAATTATTATCACTTAAACCTTATAAAAACGATGAAGGACTTATAGAATACCTTGAGGTAAGTTCTACAAAGAATAGGGAAAAGGAACAGTTACAAGTAAGACTATCAGTTGATAACACAAGGATATACAAAGCATGAGAAAGATAAAACTTAGCTCAGTACCTTCTATATTATATGAATGTGCTATATGTTTTAAAGAAGCCATACTAATTAGAAGTGATAAATACTTTTGTGTTAAATGCTATAAAGAACAAAGGGGCTTTTGGGCATGAGTAGAGCTGAATTGTCAAATCTAATAGAAACCATATTTACAGAAGTACAAAGCACTAGAGAAGCTGGTCAGAAAGAATATGCCAGAGAATCTAATAATGCTTTTGCTAACTTTGAACGTATTGGTGGACTATTACATAAAACCAGAGAAGAAATACTTATGGTGTATCTTCTTAAGCATATGGATGGTATAGTATCTTGGGTTGAAGGTCATAAATCTCAAAGAGAAGATGTGACTGGAAGAATAACAGATGCTATTACATATCTATGTTTATTATGGGGAATGACCTTAAAAGACACTGAACAACAAACCATGGGAGATGAGGTAATATGAGTAACAATAGAAGTTTAGTAAATATTACTAGAGATTTAATATCTGCTAGGTATGATGTTGAAATATGGGAAAATGAAGAAGCCATAGATCTTGTTGATGATCTTATTAAAGAAAGATTCAGCAAAGAGAATGGTATGCAGTATTTGTATGGTGAAATGGAAGGTGAAATAACCTTATTTACCAAACAAAAGAAAAGGATGGAACAATATATCAAGTTTTTAAAGAACAGCCAGGAAAGATTAAAGAATTATGTTATAGAAATGTATACAATAACAGATAATCTTCCTAGATGTGATGTCTTTAATCCTATTAAAATATCTGAATCAGCTGGTTCTGTAGATGTAATAGATGAGACAGTAATACCACAAGAATACTTTATAGAGATTGTAGAATCAAGACTTGATAAAAAGAGAATCTTAAAAGAACTTAAAGAAGGTACTAAAATACCTGGCGTAAGATTACATAAGAAACCATATGTAAGGGGGATTAAATGAGTTATTACAATACTAACAACGAAACTGGTGATACATTGACTACTAGTCGCAGAAATGCAACTACTCAGGAGACAAATATTCTGACGATATTTCGGGGTAGACCTGGTAGAGCAATGACACCATTTGACGTCCAGGATGATCTCGGGCATGAAGTTCCTATAACGAGTATTCGTAGAGCTATGACAAACTTAACATCTAGCGGTTTGTTACAGAAGACGAATACAATGAGGGATGGACGCTTTGGTAAGATGAATCATTGTTGGATACTTACTAGATAACATTATTGAGAGAGTTACGGCTAAAACCACCAGACGTTAATATACTAGACCACAAGGTATTCGTATCTGGCGTGCTAGTTAAGCGTGGTCTCTCTCAATGATAAACAACTATTATTAGGGCAGTTTAACACTAAATTTGTGTATTGGATCGATTCCCGAACAGTAGCACAAGTGTTTGATAGGGGCTGCCCTAATAATCAACAGGGAGATAACATATGAGATGGAATCCAGATAGTAAATTAACATTACTTATAGTGTTATGGATACTAGATAAACTAGTTATGTTGTCTATGTTTTTATTCTTCAACTAAAACGGAGATAATATTTAATAATGAAAGATATAATACACTTCAATCCCAAACATAGAGTACTTAGTGTGGATGTAGAAAGAAATATACGATGTAAATGTAGTAAGTACTGGGGAATGGATAATCATAAACTGCATTGTGAAAGATGCAAAACAGAAGTAATAGCGAGAGGAAATAATGGGAAGAAAGAAAAAAACAACAACAATACCAGAAGCTTGTGATACAATAGTATCAGAAGTAGTAGATAGTATTAATGATTGGTTTGATGATATAAAAAGAACTTGGTCTGGTACTAAAAAGAAAAAGCGTAGAAGTAAGAAAAAAACTATCACTAAGATTGTAACCAAACAAGAAGATTATACTAATTTCAAGAACAAGGAAAGAAAAACTATTAAGGAAGCTATTAAGCAACTAGAATGGGCAGGATATAGAGTTCAGAAACCTGCTAGATTTGGAGAAAAGAATGACAATCAATAAAGCATATATAAGAGAATGTTTTAAATCATCAGGTGTCCAATTAACTACAGAAGCACTAGATGACATAATAAGAGATCTGAGAGTCGATGTTAGTAGGATGGCTCTAAGATGTAAAAAAGGTAATGTTAAAAGATTAACATCTGACCTAATGTTTATTGCTAAAGGTAACCTAGGGGTATGAATGGATATTCACTATCTAGGAAAAAGAAATTTTAAATGTGATATGTGTTCAACTGTTAGTAAGCACGCTTATTTGGACGGTAAAGCATGGATAGAAGATTTATTTCCTGAAGTAACAGAAGTAGATTCAAACCATTCAAGTTTAGTTTATAGACGAGCATTAAAATATGGAATGTCAA